CCAAGACCCAACGCTCTTTGTCTTTTAGCGAAGTTGTAAGCTTTCTCCAAATAGAAGAATCCTCTCTTACCCTCGATAGTTCCATTGTCTCTGATGTCCTCAATCTTAGTTAAGAATTCAGTAACAACCGCATCTAAGAACATTGTCATAATCTCAACAGCATCTGTGTCTTTCCACTCATCATAGTGAAGAACATTCATTGATGACAACACACAAACAAATGACTCTTCTTCAGAATTGTGAAGTGCAATCTCAGAACATAGGTTAGAGTTGTAAATCTTCGCGTCATTGTCTTTGTAAACGTCTACTGTGTTTTTGTTCATTGTGTCAGCAAACATGATATATGGATAACCAATCTCACCACGTCTTTGAATGACCTTAGCCCAAATTGCTCGTTTTTTATCGTCACCAGCAATCATATCTTCCATAAACTCATCAGTCACCGTGACCGCATGTGTTAGGTCCTGAATAGGGAACCCTTCAGTTCCAATCTCCAAGAACTCCATAATATCTGGATGTTCAACAGGGAGATATGGTGAAAAACGACCGCGACGAGTTGAGCCCTGAGAGATGTTATCCACAACACTCTGAAATAGGTTCATAAAGTGAACCGCACCAGGTGCATGTCCATTATCTGTAATCTCAGCACCACGACCACGAATGTTTCCGAAGTATCCTGAGGTACCACCGCCCATCTTACTCATCTCACCAACTTCAGCTTGTGTATACAAAATTGATTCAATATTATCTCCGATGTTAGAACCAAAACAACTTACAGGTAATCCTCTCTTCTTTCCGAAGTTCGCCCATACTGGAGAAGATAGTGAATACCATCCTTTACCCATATAGTCGTAGAATTTATCTGCAAACCCTTCAATACCTAACAACTTTTCTGCATGTTCTGCAATTGTTCTAATCCTCTCTAAAGGTTCTTCACCTTCACTCAAATACCCTCTTCTAAGGAATGTTATCGATTCCTCATTAATCCAATCAAAAGGTTTTCTGTCGTTCATATTTTTTAGTTTTTATATTAAAATAAATCGTTTGATGTTATTGATTTAGATTTCTTACTGTAGTTAATACTTCTTTTGTTAAAGAAATCTGTATGTTTGGTGGTTAGGATTTCGTCGTCAAACCATTCAGTTGTTTCCAACAATGGTTCATTGATTTCAAAAATACTGTCAATACCGATTGAGTTCAAAGATACGTTGAATCTATGTTTAATGAACTCCATTGTCTGAGATTTCGTCAAAAATCCTAAATCTCCTTTTTCAAAAATCCAGTCAACGATTTCACTTTCAGCCTCATAAGCTTCATTTGTTGCAACAATTAAATCTTCAATCAATTGAGGTGTCCACCAATCAGGGTTTTCTGATTTGATAAGATTAACCAAATCAAATCCAAACTCAGCGTGAATGTTCTCCTCTTTTGATGTTGCCTCAACAGCATTTGAAATACCTTTTAGGACGTTTTTATGTTTGTTGAATGACATAATAACTAAGAATTGTGAGAACAATGAAACATTCTCCACAAACATTGAGAACAATACTACAGACTCAAAGTAGTCTCTGTTTTCCACAGATTTTGAGTTTGAGATAGATTTCTCAAGATATTTGATTCTTCTTCTAATTGCTGGAACCTCCAATAAGTTTTCAAACTCCCCATTCAATCCCAACAATTGAATTAAGTGAGAATACGCATCTGCGTGTCTTACTTCTGATTCTGCAAATGTAGCACCTACGTTACCAATCTCTGGTTTCGGCATTCTTTTGTAGATATCACCCCAAAAGGTTTTAACCGCCACCTCAATCTGAGAGATTGCAAGCATCGCTCTTTCAACCGCACTTCTCTCTTTTTCGTTAAGGTGAACTTTATAGTCCTGAATATCTGAAGTGTAGTTAAACTCCGTATGTACCCAGTATGAATGACGAATAGCATCCACATATTCATTAAGATTAGGGTAGTCATAAGGTTTTAAGTTTACTCTTTTGCTAAAGATATTTGGTCTATGCTTAGAACGATAAATGATATATTCTTTGGCAACGTCGTTCAATCCGTTGTCCATCAGTTTGTTTTCAACCATATCGTGAATCTCGTCAACATGAGGGACGTGCTCTTTATTACTTCTAAAAATCGCTTTTGTAGAAATTCTTGCAATCTTTTCAGCCATCTCAGTGTCAACCTTATCAATACCATTCATTGCATTGATAACCGCTCTTTCGATTTTAGTGGTATCGAATACTTCTTTTTCACCGCTTCTTTTTACGACATAGCGGATGTCCTTACTAACTGCGTTAACTAAACTTTCCATACCTATATTTTTACTTAATTATTTTGAGACTCTCTTTGTTGACGTTTTTCCATCAACATTTTAATTCTGTCTCGATTTTTTTCTTCTTTCTGTTCCTCGTGACCTAAGAAAGTCATACTCTGTTCAGTATCGATAACTAACATTTCATTATCATACTTACAATTTTCGAAGATGATTCCATCCTTTCCGATACGAGACTTCGTAATCGCAATAGTGGCAAGATTCATCTCTTTTTGAGTTAGAGACTTAGCAACTGAGATAATTACGTGACCTACCTGAGCCTTCTTAATAGAACCACCCATTTGGTCTGTTGTTACCACCTCAGAAGAAATTGATGAACGGTTACCTTGAGTTGCAGTCCAACCCACAATATCCAATTCGTGACACATCGCTTCAAACGCTCTCATCACAGAACCTTCACTCTTCCATTCATCACCCAAATTCTTATCAGGAGTGATACAATCAATGTAATCCAACACAATCATATCAATCTTATTTCCCTCTGCAATCATCTTGCGAATTTGGTTTTTGATTTGATTCATAGTCAAAGTATCCGAAGGAAGTTTTTTAAGAATCAAACTGTTCTTAGTTTTTTCCTTAATCTCTTTCACCTTAGTCATCACATCATCTCTGTGGTTAGAAAGGTCATCAGGTGCAATTCCTGTCCATAGGGTAAAATGTTTTCTCTGAATAATCTTTGGGTTATCCTCAAAGAATACCTGTAAAACATTGTAACCCAAGTTGAATCCGTTGTTAGCAATCTTCGTTAAGAACGTCGTCTTACCAACACCTGTTGGAGCCAAAATTACACCAATTTCACCCTTAGCTAAACCACCTTTAAGTAGGTTATCAATACCTGGAACTCCCATCGGGATTGGATGACGATAATCGTCGTCCAAAACCACATCTAAGTTTGAAAAAACATCTGCTGTTCCAGTATCAACTTCCCCCACCTGAAGTGCCTCTCTAACCATCTCTTCCAAATGGTCATAAGACTCAAAATCACCTTTGTCGATAATCTTTTGTGCTTTACTCATCACCTTCTGTAATTCTTGTTGTTTACAGAACTTCAGTGACTTTTCTTGAACAAAAGTAGAACCTTCAATTGGTGCCTCTTTTACCTCTGAGATGGTATCAAGGACCATTTTTTGAGCCATAGGAGAGGAAATCTCACTTTTTGTAAGTTGTTCTAATGTTGCGAAGGTCGGAGCATGTTCATACTTCTGATAATACTCTTTGACCATTTGCATCATTAGCTTGAAATATTGATTATCAAAATACTTCGGGTCCAAAACATCTACAATCGAATTTGAGAAATCCTTGTCAACAATGATGTTATTTAGTAGTTGTAATTGGAAGGAGTTTCCGAGGTATCCGAAGTTGATTTCTTTTGACATATCAATAAAATTTCTGTTGGGTAAAATATAAATATAGTTAAGCTAACTGATAATCCATGTATTGGTAAGTTAAATCTTCAGTCGAGAAGATGTCAGTTAGAGCCCGAAGCACACTTTTTAGTTGCGGACGTATGTCTACGGTGTATCTTATTTTTGGTGGGAATAATTTTGCGTCAATAATTTTATGACAAATTGTCTCATCACCAAGTTTAATATAGATGTTAAAATGTTCCGGTCCGTCGGTATTTGACGTGTCAAGGATTGCTGGGTCCAACGCTATTTGGTTGTAGTGGTCCAACATGTAAACCAATGTCTTATCCTTTAAACTCGCAATCAATTTGTTAGAGATTTCTTCTACTGTTCTGACCATCTCAATACTCTTACGAGCTTTTGGATTATACCCACGAACATTGTAGTAACGCTGAACAACAATGTTGTCATTCAAGGTCAACAAAAACTCCATTTTAGTTACATCATTTTGATTTTTCATAATCTTACTTTTTGTTTTTAAAACGTTTTTTTTCTTTTCTAGTTAACTTCATAAAAGGTTGTAAAAAATTTACCCAAGCATCATCTCGTTTGGGTAAGTATTTGAAGATACCGTCATCCATCATCATTCTCATTAGATTCTTGTATCCTCGACCATCAGGGTCCAAACTTTCTCGGTAATAGTCCTCAACTTCTTCCTTACCTTCCTCACTAATGATTGGGTCCGACAAATCTATGAGCTTTTTGTTGATTAGAAAAAATTCTTCACCATAAACTCCTGATTTTGTTTTCCCACTTAATAAGTTCTGTAACGCTCGGTTGTTCTTATCACTTGAGTGTAGTTCTTCAGCCTGACTTAAAATATCCTCAACAGTAAGGACTTTATCAACTATCTCAGGAAATAATTTCACAAAAGTCTTTTCACCCATGTATTGAATACCATCAACATTGTCGGATTTATCCCCCGATATAATCTTAAATGTTTTAATGTTCTCGTGTGGAATTGAAATGTCCTTTAGATTAATCTTTTCCCCTTGTTTAAGATACTTTTTCTCACTCGGTGAGTAGATTGTCACCTTCTCTGAGATAAGTTGTGTAAGGTCCTTATCTGACGAAAATATAGTTTTGTGTTCATCTTCTGAAATGTTGCAATAATATGCAATCACATCGTCCGCTTCACACCCTTCGACTTCCAGTTGTCGAATGAACATATCCTCCAAATACTGTTTGGTTCTTGACATTTGCCAATCGTAAGACGCTTTCTTTTGTTCATTTAAAGATTGTCTACGATTCATTTTATAGTCGGCATAGATAAGTCGTCGTTGGGAAGAGTTGTTTTCTCCGTCCCAAACAACGATTACCTTATCATAGTTATCTTCTTCGATGAATCTTCTGAGGGTGTTGACGAAGTGATATAAACCACCAATGTGATTACCTTTGTGGTAATAATCACGAACCCCATGAAAACCAATTTTGAATAAATTGTTGCCGTCTACTAATAATGTCTTTGTCAAAACCTTTGTATTAAAAGGTTACACTTCTTTTTCTTCTTCCAATTTGTAATCGCCGTCTTTGCCGATTACCGCTTTCCAATATTCTGATTGCTCAGACTTGTATTCCTCAATTGATTTTTTCTCTTCGGTAGAATCTTTACCCGCCAAGAACCCGTGAGGTGTCACAATAATTTTTCCGTCCTCATAACCCAATCCGTTAATGTGATTTTTCATCACAGAAACTTTGGTTCGGACAGCAAATTTAACTTTTCTCTTGTCTTTGACCGCAGCAATTTTGTTGGTTCCCGCATTTTTTTGGTTACCAAACAAAAATACGATAGATGAGTTTAACCAAATAGACTCACCACCTTTTGCCTTAATCTTAGGTTGACCGAACGGATTGTCAGGTAATTCTACCCACGGTTGGTTTACGATAACCAATGTGTTCTCATATTTAGAATCCGATTTACGTGACCCTGAAATACGTTGGTTGATACCCATACCAATCTTATCGGCTAATGTTGCCGCGTTGTGTTGTTTACCACCTTTACCGTCAAAGGTCATCTTACACGGAACTGAACCCACAGAGTCCCATAGGAATAATAAGTCATATTCCAACTCACCTTTTTCTTGTGCGTCCAATAGTTCATTGATGTAGTCAGTAATTTGTTCAATATAATCAAAGTTGTTATTGAAAATAAAAAACCCATCCCAATCCAATTCACCTGTTTCTTCATCTACCACTTCCTCACACTCAAATCCCATGATTTTAGCATGGTCAAACGACCATTTTTGCTCCGTAATAATGAATACAGGTAGAATACCTTTTTTCTGTGCATCAACAGCGGCTTTGACCAACGCAGTAGTTTTACCTGTATCTGAATGACCCAAGAACATATTCAAGTGACCAATCGCAGGGCCAGGTAATCCAACCGCATCAAGAAAAGCGTCCCCTAAATCCAAAAATCTTTGGGGTTTGTATTTTGCAGAAGTTGAGAACTTCTTCTTAATACTTTGAAAATCTTTTTTCTTAATTGCCATATTGATTAATAAATAAAGACGGTGGGGACATTACAATCCCCACCATCAGATTAGTGTTTTTAGAATGGTAGGTCGTCATCTACCTCAGCCTCAGACTGTGGGTCACTTACCTCTTCTGTTTTTGTTGTTGGTGCCGATGTTCCACCGAATGTAGTTTCTGTGTCGTCACCGTAAACATATTTCTTCAATTCTGAATCCCAAACAGGTGTCTCTCCTCTTGCGATTGCCTCCAAATACTCAACAGGTTTTTGAGAATATACGTCTTGCCATGTTGTTTCATCTTCAATCCACTCTTTCATTTGAGCAGCATCTGTGTGAATTGGACATGGGTCATCATACATGATAGTCTTAACAACTGTGTATTCAATACCTGAAGGAGTCTTAGCTTTAGCCAAATCAACAATCAAATCACGACCTTCGTTTGCGTCTGTGATATCTCCCTTTTGTTTCCAAATAGGAATGATTTTATCCAAAATACCTTCTTGCTTGTAGTTGTCCTTAAATCTCCAAAACTTAGGTCCATCCAACTCGTTGTCACGGTCGATTACCTTTACAATGTAGAATTTACGTGGACGGTATTGACGAGCCAAATCTTTATCAGACTCTTTACCTGTTGATATTAGTTCTTCGTAAACCTCAGTAAGTGGTGAACGCTCCCCATCGTTTTTACCTGGGTCGTAAAGTTTTGTCCATTTACCGTCTACTTGAACTTCGTGATACCATACTTCTTTGAATGGTGATGAACCGTCAGCGGTTGGAAGGATACGAATAACCTTTTGACCTGACTTGGTTCCTTTTGGTAGATACGTTGTGAAGTATCTCTTCAATCTGTCTTCTTGAGACATCTTGTTTCCACCCCCTGTGCTTTGGGTGTTTTTTTCATACTGTGCTAAGACAGCGTCGAGTGCATTTCCCATAATTTTTCTTTTTACTCTTGTTAATTGTTACTCTTGAAACTCCTATAAAAGATAGACACATTCCTGTTAAAGTCAAATATCAAAAACAAAAAAAGACCACCCAATAGTGAGTGGTCTTAGTATAGAAAAATATTAATTTACTGTCAATAGATTACTCGTTTTCCAACGGGTCTTTGAATGACTTTCTAATTTCGTCAGCGGAAAAGTTCTCAACTTCATCAGGTGTTAGAATATATTCGTTCTTACCTGTTTTTTCCATCTCCTCTTCTTTATCTGAGAAGAAATCAGTTAACTTCTGATTGTATGGATAACTGTCCAAACTTCTTAACTGTAGTTTTTCTTCAGGAGACTTTTCTCTGTATTTTTCAACTTTGTCCTCCAAAGAGTTAATCTTATCAAAGATTTGGTCCATTTGTGAAAGTTTACTTTCTAACTCACTCAACTTATCAAACATAGATTCCATATACTCATCTTGTTTGTCTGAGATTTCGTTTTGTTTGTTTACCAAATCAGTGATTTCCAATTCTTCAGTTCCACCTTCAGATGAAACTTCAACGTCAGATTCTACATCACCCGAATCGTCTACCTTCTCAACATCAGGGTCAGAATCAACATCAACAGGTTCTGCAATTTCTTCAGCACCTGTTTCAGCATCTAACTCAGCGTCTGCATCAGGAGCCAATGTTTCAGGGTCCTCTGCGTCTTGCTCAGTGATATACTTGTTGATTGAGTTATATCTTTTTAACTCTTCTAAAATTTTATTATCTACTGACATATTATATTATCTTAACCATTCAATAAAGTCTTAACCCCCTGAGGTGTTTCAACTTTAAGTGTTCTGTTTAGTTGCATGGTATTGTCCACTCTCTCAATAAGTCCGTCTTTCATACGAACAGTGTAACAATCACCAGTGTCAAGGTCACATACTTCTTTGTAACCATTTCCGGCTTCTCTCTCGGTAATACGAGTGTCTTTAGATAAATAATTATCCAAAAGTGATTTTACGTTCATAATAACATTTTCTTAATAAATATATTGAAAAACCGAATTTTCTCAATTTTATGGTTTTAACTCGTTAATTGCAGATTTATATATACTCACAGCATAATCAAATGAATCCTTACCTTCACCATTAGCATAATCAATAACTCTTTGGAAACCACCATCACGATATCCTAATCCTGTGTTCCAATGACCTAACCATGTAGCTGCATACGCCTTAGACAACCCATCACCACTGGTACCATAATAACCTTTGAATTGGTTTATTCTCTGTGTTAACGATGAGAATCTATCAAATAAAATATCTACCGAAACCGTTGAACTACTGAATGACGCATATGAAAGGTATCCCTGACCATCTCCTCTACGTAAACAAGCCTGTCCAATAAACTTGTTTGAAACGGATTGTGACCATGTTAAATCACTTCTTAAACCAACCATATTACCGTTAAAGGAGTTAAATCCTGACTCCCCATTTGCCTTTTGTTCAATCCATGGTATACCAAAACAAACAGTAATGACATCATTATTTGATGTTTTAGAATTTAGATGATTTTTTACATCTTCAAAAGAAACAAATTCTTTTTCAATTGTAAGATATGGTAAATTAGGATATTTGGTTTGTCCCTGACATCTACCTTCACCACCTTCATCCGTATTTTCAAGAATACCCACATTCTGAGTAATACCTGTTGTTGATTGTGATTGATTGTTAGTTTCAGTAACCTCAGTAACTTCTGCACCTTCAGTCTCAGGGTTTGGAGTGGTGAGTGCCGCTCTTCTGTTTTTATCGGCTTGTCGTCTAAGAATGTCAATATTCACACTCATCACCAACTTATCAACCTGAGGGAATGAATATTTGGATACTCTAACCCCTTCAAACGTAGTGGTAAAATTACCAGGCTGAATACTGTGAGCAACATTGGTAATCCAATATGGTCCCGTAAACATAGGAACATATCTCAAGTTAAAATACATTGTTGGTTGAATCATCATATTACCCATCGACACAATCTGAGCAGAGTAACTTCTGTTTTTGTAGATGTTGAATAATGATGTGGATTGTTGTATGGCTTTTTGACCTTTGGCTTGGTTTGCCATGTCAGTTAAAATAGCAAAAGATTCTGAAGTGTCCTTATATTGTGCTTGGTCCAAACTTATAGATTGGAATATGTTTTGGTTTCTAACTCCAAAGTCCACATTAAATGCCACCACTTTATTTGATAACGAGTAGTCTGTCTTTCCTTCTTGGTTTTCCTCTAATGGACTACCAGGTCTTTCTATTTGGAAGGAGTCACTTTTAAATCTGTAATCAATATTTTGTGATTGGTCTGAGTGTTCTGATAACTTATCAGTATACATACAAACAAAACGAGGTCTTGTTTCTGCGGTGTCAATCTCAGTAAAGGTTCCAAATGTTTCTTGACCAGGGGATTCAGTATCCTGAGGAGACGCAGTTAGACTCGGTTGTGTAATACCGTAGAAGTTATAGTATGACGGTAACGCCATGAAAATAAAGTTGTTGTTCTGTAATAAGAATCCCAATATAGAATATATTGAGTTCTTATCATTTTTTGCGTTTAGGTATCCTGCTAACGAGGTAACGTCCACAATAACTTTATCGCCAATGTTTAAGTTTGCCCTATCTAAGAATAAGAAATCTTCAAATAGAGTTCTATTTTGGAAGTCCCCACCAGCAATCCATTTGTCATTTAATACTTTAAATGTTTCCCACAACTCTAATTTGGCAATATCACTATCCAATGCAGTTCTCTTATTTTCTTGAGACTCTGTTAGATTTGGTAAATCTTGATTAAGAGTTCTAAATAAGATGTTTTGAATATTAGATTGATATTTGTTTAAGGTCTGTAAGTAATTGTTGAAGTCAGACATAAACTGTGTTCCGTCGTAGGTATTGTCTTCCATCTTCTTAGAACCATACATCTGTATCAACCTATGTAACTTAATAACATTGTCCTCAGTAAACTCAATATTGTTATCAATAAAGAAGTCTGTTAAATAACTTCCTGAGTTTGAATAAACCATTCCCTGTGCACGGTATTGACCCACATACAAATACATGGCCTCCCACGCAGCAGGATTGTTAGTTATACTTTGTTGTAAATTGATGGCTCCCGTCGTATCGGGTAAGGTACCAACAACATACGTTCCATAGTTAAACGCATCCACAGGACGATAATTAATGTCGTTAGAGAATGAGTTCCATATCTTACGGTCAAAACGAGAGGGGTTACCTCTTTTTATTAACCATTTTTGTGCAATGAAACCATATATCTTTCTGTTAAAATATGATAACTGTTTTTCCGCAATACTCTTACCGTCCTCATCTTCATTGCCGGTCAATACAGGTTGGTCAATTAAGAATAAATTTTTCATCATACCCTTAATGTTTCTAAATGATGGGAAAATACTTGGGGATGGAACACCATGCGAAACCGAAACTGGGTCACCACTATCAGGAACCGCTTGTGAGAATTTCAAAAACTCTCTCTCAAATGTGTCCAACTCTTCTTTTGTAAACACACCAAACAAATCTTCGATAGTTGAATACTCAGCCTGGTGAGATAAGTTAAACTGATTTTGTGTATCAGAATTTGTATTAATAATTTTAATGTATTCATCATACGACGGCTTTTGAACGTTTGAATGGTCAAAATATCCATAGTGTGATAACCCCCATAAAGCCTTTACCGAACCATCATATAAGGTTTGGTCAAGTGGGTTACCATTTACAACACCATTATTATTCTTTTTCTCGTAACCATATTGTGAGAAACCCAACCCACCTACAGATGGGTAAACAAGACACTTTTGATAATTTTCCTGTTCACCTGTATCTATATTGTCGTAGTAAGTATACCAATTTTGTATTGAATATGACGTAGTTAAATCATTTGTTACCTTACCAACAGGGAATGTTACTGTTGAGTTGTTATTCTTACCTATCTTCAATCCATCACCCCCTAAGTCGATTGTTCCTTGCTGAGCGTTGGTAATTTCTGTTTGTGAATAGTTAGGGAACGGAGGATTGTAACCAACCAACTTAGTTACATCATTAATGATTTTTGGGTAAAACCCAACATTACTGATATTGGAAGGGTTAAACACACCAAACTGAGGAATTGTAAAGTTCATTGTATATGTGAATGCACTTCCCTGATAGTCAGTGATGTTGTAAAATGAAGTCTTTTGCCCGTTTAATGGGTCATATAGTGAATCTTCATTGATTGAAGTCCACACACTATCCAAGATATCAACCCCTGTTTGGATATATGTTTTGTATCTGTGCCATATTGAACCATATTTTAATATGAAAGCATATGGAACTTTATGTATTGCCGCAAACTTATTAAATGTATTCCCAATAAAACTCGATTCTACAGTCGCGTCTCCAGTATTGTTGAATTTTTCTGTTAGTATTGAAACCGGCAATGAATTTAAGAATATATAACTCAAATTCTTATACGGGTCCGCAACACCGTTTGTTTCATTATCAACGCCCTCACTAATTGCATTGATAAAGTAAGGTGTATTCAATAATGATAGAGGTTGAATTCTATTTGTATTTCCTGAGTAATTAGGTCCATAATCGACATTACCTTCCGTCACACCGTATTCGTTGTTGACCATCATATCAATACTTTCAACCCTAAATGTTTCTTTGGTTAACCCTTCAATCTTTAATGAATTAAAGTTAAACCAATCATCTGGTAAGACCGGCGAATAATCATATCCGTTCTCCGCATTATCAGGATTAAAACTTGCCAACATTTTGAGAGTCTCAATAAAGAACATATTGTTAGTCGTTGAGTTTGCCTTTTCTAACGAGTTGTAGTCCACACCACTTGAGAAATTGTTGGTAATCCATGTTAGATTGGTATATGGATAAACATCAGTAAACGTAAGTTCATTAGTTAACGGAGAAACAATATACTCTTTAAGGTTGTCTTGAGACTCATCAGCAGGTTCTGATTGTATCCTGTTAACATCATCATCTGAAAACTTATAGATACCATTTTGAGTATCTATTAATGACTTAACAGCAGTTGAAGTGTATAAATCCCTTTCAAACAACGCCCATCTCTGACCTTGACCATTCCCCGACACACTTCTCAACAACGATAAGAAGTTCTGACTGTTCAATCCTAAGTTCTTAAGTTTCATCATTAAGAATGGGTCAGAGCTAATAGCATCTTTAATGGTCTTAGCCTCAAACCTACCTAACACATTGTATAAGTTTTGACTACTCTGAGTTGGTCTGAATATGTTTGAATAGTTACTTTGTAAGTATGTCCTCTCCCATATCTCATATAGGAACGTAATTTCGTTAAGGTCTGGATATGCCCTTAATAATAAAGGATATTCCATTGCACTTACAGGAATATAGTTAGCAATCTTTTTCTGATTATTGTTTGTTAGTGGCGGAGGCATCTCCTCTCTCTGCAACTGTCCCTTAATATAGTTTTCTAAGAACCCAACCTCAGGCCATAACGAGTAGTCATACGCTCTCGTTCTATTTCTTAATTTAGGGTCACCAATGTAACGAACCACATATCTTTGGTTGTTTTGGTCATCGTATTCTTTTTGAAAATACTGAGGCCACGGATATACAAATGAGTTTTCATTTAATACATTCCCATTTTGGACCATATCTTTCGTGTCCACACCATCACCCTTTTCAGGGTCCACAATAACTCTCAACCTTTGTGGGTTGTCTTTTAGGTCCCACGCCTCTCTGTGAATATCGTCCATCAAACGATAGAACGCATCCACATTGGCCATTAAAATAGCAACAACGTTTCTAATTGTTGGTTTGAACCCTAATCCGGTTTGTGGGTCTTCAATCTTCTCGGCTAAGGCTTCGGACAGTTCCTTCTCGATTCTCTCAGACATCACATTGAATTGTTGTTCCAATATATCCATCTTAGATAAGAACGACCCGTTAAAATATGTCGGACTATCATTGTTTTCACCAAAGAAGTAGAAGGTCACATCTCCCTGTATCAACTCCAATTCTGCATTCACATAATCTTCCCCCAATTCAAAGTTAACGGCAAATTGTGTTTTGAATGTGTTTAAATCAGATTGATTTGGAACAAAGTTTTTCTGACGAATAAATGTCTTTTCAAAATCAATATCGTCCAAAGTAAGTGAATCTGGTATCAACATATCATAATTCACGTCAAAGCTAAGTGCAGACGATTGTTCTTTACCTAAAACAGTGTAGGTTCCGTTTGTCCCAAATGTTTCATTATTCCTTAACTCTTCAGAATATTTTTTAAACTTTGCCTTTAACTCCGC